TAACACAATCTTCAGTTTCTTGGTCAAACTCACCTGTGGCAGGAATTTTTAATAAAGTTTGTAATGTCTCTACCTCATCATCCTCAACACCCATTTTCATAGGTTGAGTCAAATAGTTGGACTCAGAGATCATTTGAATTACATTTTTTATTCTTGATATTTGTTCTTGTAAGTTCATTTAGTAATTGTTTACTAAATAAATATCATTAAAAACCTATTTAATAAATGGTTTTAGGGTAAACATTTTGATATGTGACTCTAAAATCATCTTCAGATAAATTTAAATAACTTTTAATCTCACCTCTTAAATAATTTCTATCAATACCTTTTCTAATTGTTGAATATATCCCGTCAGTTAATTTTATATGAACTAATATGTGGACCGTATAAAAAGGTTGATATTTTTTAGACTTTGTTTTAGTAATCTCTATAGTCAAATCATCCCTATATGAGTAAACGTCTTTGATGAAAGTATGTAGTAATTTTGTTATGTCCTTCATTATAACTCTCTTAATGATTCTCCTGTTTCTTTAATTTTGAATTGTGTTACTTGATTGGTCCCGCTGTTTCCTCTTCTACCTGTAAGATATTTTAATAACCCACTGTTGTAAAATTTATTTGGTGTGTCAAATGTTTCTCCTTTGAAGTGTAGTATTCCTTTTGAATCAAGTATCACATCATAGTCAATTCCTTTGTAGGTTCGGATCAACATGGTATCTTTGCCAAATGATTGAGCAATCTTAACTAATCGTTCATCAGTTGTTCCACTAACTTGTTCTTCTTTGATTTGATCCATGTTAATAGATTCGGCTCCGTAGATATTCATAAAGTTAATGAACTCACCCGTAAGCGTGTCTTCCTCATCTTTAAACCACTCACCAACCAATCTACGACTATCAAGGATTGCATGTAATAACTTTTCAACCTTGTCCATATTGTCAACCTTAAAAGCTGATATGATCTTGTATCCTATGGGAGATTTGGTACGATTGAGTTGATACTCTCGTTGTGTAAGAGAAATTGTTTTTCCGATTTTTTTGTCTGTGGTTTCAAGTTCTCGACCGAGAACATCATAATACTCACCTAAATAGATATATCCTTCCATAAGGCAAATATAGTAAAAAGATTTTAATTAGTCTTTAATTCTTTTTACTCTTGTGTCAATATAGATATCGACAATCTTTTTTCTAAAATCCCAATCAGGTGTCCAATAAGGACAGATAACTATGTGTCCACCTGTCATTTGCATAACCTCATCTGAGATATGCTCATCAAACCATGACTTAATGTTTGCCGCTCTAGAATTAGAATTGAGGTGTACTATTAACTTAGGTTTCCCATCATACTCACTCACCTCAATTGATGTAACCTCATCAAAAAAATCATATATCATTTGTTTAACCAAATTAACTTCTTTGTTTTGATTTTCCTCAACAAGAACCTTTTTTATATGTTGTCTAAGTAGATTCACAACTACATTACTTGATTAATAAATTGTTTTACAGCTCTAACAACTTTTTGAGTATATGGATCAAGTTTTCCCTCATTAGAGTCAATATTATCAATAACATTATGAATCGTTAACATATCTAATATTTTTGCTATTTGTTGTCTTTTGTTTTCAAAAGTGGATATACTATATCTTTCACCATCAATATCAAATTTAATCATTTTAAGTTTAATTGGGTTGTCTGTCCAACCCAAGTCTACTTCGTCAATTTTATATCTTCGTAAAAGAAAGTTCAATATCTTTTGTGTTGGGTTGTCTTCGTTTTCTTTAATTATATTACTCTCATTAAGAGCATTATACAATTTATATTTTCCATTCAATTGACTAATGTCTTTATCTTCATAGGGAACCTCATTTTCTAAAGTTTTATAATGTTTTCCATTAACATACTTAATACCTATATAACCACCTTTCTCCCTGAACATTTTTCTTGCTTCAGGTTTCATATCAACATTTCCAATATTTAAATCATTAATCGAATCAAAAACAAATGAATCAAAGATTTCTTTTTCACTGTCAGTGAACATAGAATCATCATATATTAAGTTAACTATTGGCCATGAATTGTTTTTAAATACATTTTCACCTTTACCAACTATTTCAAATCTCATAGGAAATTCGATATACTCTTTTCTTGAATGATAGGTAAGATCCAATTCTCCTTTGAGTGAGTCAATCATGTCAGTAATATCGGGAAACTCTTTGAAAATCTTTTTAAGATTGTCTATTCCTCCGACTAATTCGGCGGCAGAAAAAATATCTTCGTTTTGAATTAGTTTCAATAAGTTAAGTTTTGAGGATTCTTCTTTGAGAACTTTTTTTATTATGTTTTTTGTTTCGTAAAGATCGTCTATAGTAATATCATTATCAATAAAATCATCATCAAATTCGTTATCTATTTTACTTTCATATTTGTAAGGATAAATAATTTCTTTGTAATTCCCTTTGTTTTTTATATTATAAAAAAGAGTTGCCGGATCAATACCCAGTCTTTTTGTAACGTCTCTAAGTGAAGAATAAACTTCACCTGTTTCTATATTAATAAAATTTGATTTTTTTTCTAATTTACGATCACCAACCATTTTTGACGGTTCGATTGGGGTGTTTTCAAAATCTTCTATATTTGTTTTTCTTTTAATCGCACCTATTTTATTAAGTTTACCTGTTTTAATTAGTCGATATAATTCGGGGTCTTCGTCTTTAATATCTTCAACAGAACCATCTGTTGCCCTTTTTATTAGGTCTTTGAAGGGTGTAATATCCTTTGTACAAGCACCTAAAGATTTACTATAATATTTGTTTAGCGGTTCCCAACCCTTTTCTTTAAATTTACATAGGATTTCAGCCTCTTTTTTCTGAGCTTTCTCTTTACTAATGAATTTACTTGTTAAAACATAAAATTTATCAGGATCTGGATTTTTTGTTACCAAATTTTTTAAATGTTGTTTGTATCTTGTATTAGGATCTAATGTTAACCCCACATAAACTCGTTTAATTGGTTTTTCCCAAAGGAATATGTATATTTTTCTGTTGTTTATATCACCTAGATCGTCAAAATTTAATTCAGTTGCTAGTTTTAACAACCAATCATTCTTAAGTGCAAAGTTATATTCACTTGGGAAGTTGTCTTCAAAATATTTCGTATTATGTATACGTTTATCTCGAACAAATTTTTTCATTTCCTTATACTCAATCCCAGTCTTAGATAGGTATTGTTCTCTTAATATACGTCTGATTAAATCTTTCATTATTTAATAAATATTGGTTATAAACCATATCTTGTTTTTGTGTCATTAAAATATTGTAATATGTCTGAATCTGACAATGCCGTATCATAAATTAATACTTCACCAACATTACCATTCAAATACTCATTTCCTGCTGTTTTTGCAATCTGTAAAGCACTTGTGATAACATTATGACCAACAGGTGTATCTGATCCTACTGAAACCCCATTAACCAATATACGTCTTGTTGTTCCATCGTATTTTGCAACCGCATTAAACCATCCATTTGTTGGTGAAACAGAACTACTTACCACTAAGTCATTACCCCACCAATAATTTAGTAATTGGTTGGTTGATCCGGCTCTAAATGCGTTTGATTGATTACTAACACCAAATGAACCAATACTCATAAGACCATTACCACCCCAGCTTGACCCTAATTGTACCCATATTATGAAAGTGTAAGGTGAGTTACCTGTTGGAAGATTGGTACCTGATGGATTGGAGAACCACCCGTTAGATCCTGTTGAGAAGTAAACCGCACCTGTGTTATTCCATGTAATACTTCCTGAGTTTGTCATCTGAACATTGTTACCATTATTAGTTAAATCGTACCATGTTGTACCAGCACCTGAATAACTATTTGGGTTTGAGGCATCTAAATATAATTTTAAATTTGGTGGTACCGCAACGTATGATGTCCAATAACCATTATTATTTAGATAAGTGTTACATTGATCTCCTGTTGTAAATGTTTGATTAAAAAGTCCATTAACTAAATTAACATACGATAGTTCCGTCTTTAATGGTGATCTCCAAAACCCAATTGATGCACTAACGTTCCCTAAAAAGTTATAATCAGACGGGACACCATATTTTGGGTAATTTAATACTTGCATCGTTCCATAAATGTAAGGACATAACGCAGGATAAAAATTAGTTAATCCATCCATTGACGTACCACCTGTCAATGTTGTTGGGTTTGAAGATGGGTTATTATTCCAATCACCACCATTTACTCTTATCCACCAATATTGACCGTGTGCGATTGCAATGTCAATTATATCACCATCGGTCCAAGTTGGGAGACCTGTTTGTTCAAGACTTCCATTAAAGTAATAATTACCATCATCAGAAAATCCAATACTATTCGCATCATTTCCAGGATAACCATTAAATGGTCCTGAATAATTCATATTAGTCAATCCTACCCCAATAAAATGACCACCAATACCAACAGAAGGATTAGTTGAGGTATATTGAATACTAAACATAACCTTATTTGTTCCCGATATAATTGTTTCACCTAATACTGATTGTTGATATGCAAATATTTGTGATGCGGTTTGATTATTATTACTTAAAGCAATATCAATACCTTTGTAGGTTGAGCTTAATGTGATCGCATCTTCTGGAACTTGTGTTGGTTGGTTACCAGCAGGAACTGTATGTGCGATGACATACCCCAAATCTTCATCAGGTCCCATCCACCATTTCAATCCTCCATAGTCTTCGGAATATTTAATATTACCTACACCAATAGCAATATCACCAACTTGCTCGGTATAAACTAGTGTTGATCCTGTATTATATGCGAAAGGTCTTGATGTTGCCATTTTTTATAAATATCAAATATTTTTATTATCTTTGTAGTATGAAAAAGATATTCACATACTGCCTCGTTAATCTATTCACTTGGAACCCAAATAAGTCTTTGGAGATTGTTCGTGAGTTTCTTGGTGATACCTCTATCTCTAATCCATCCCCAACCAAAAAAGTCTTGTCTCAGACTCAACCAAAAAAGACTCAACCAAAAAGTAAACGTAATGAACTTTTGGAGAGTCTTAATTATTTAAAGTCTAAAGAGACAAAAACCAAACAAGATAAAGAGTCTATCTATACTTTGGAAATGGTCTTAAAGAATATGGTATAATTACTTAATCTTGTACGGGTTTGACTTGATGAATGCCTTCGTAATTCGTTTTACTCCTTCGTTAACACTTTTACTTTGCTTCACTTTATTTTTTAAAACACTAACAAACTCCTTTTGAATATCCGCAACTAAATCAACAAATCTCCTATCTTTAACTTCTTCAACAGGAGTAATTGGTCCCATTTCTTTTTCAATTTGATTTGTCGCAACTTCAATTTGTTTGTCAGACAATCTACCATACTTAATTAACTTACCTTGTAGTTCTTTTACAAACTTATTGTTTCCATTGTAGTTAACTATTGGTGATAGATTTGAGTCAACTACCTTTTTAGGGTCACTGAAACTTTTACTATACATAAAATTAATACCAGATATATTTGTAATACATTTGTGACCTCCTGAGTTTGCTTCGATAACATCGAAACCGTTTACTGAGACTTTATTGAGTAGTGACTTTTGTTTTGGTGATAAAGTTTTATACAAACCTTGAGTTATCTCATCAAGTATTTTTGCCAAACTTTCTCCACCTTCCATCTTAAATGAAGGGCTATCTCCGTAAATTGCCATCATATCCTTGAAAGTAAATCCTACAGACTTTTCTCCTGCTTCTTGTTCTGAAATCCTTTTGAGAGTTCCAAGGGTAATTTTTTGGTTTTCTAACTCTCCCTTAAACTTATTTAAAACTTCATCCTTAACTTGTCCTAAATCAATACCTTTAATTGCCCTATCTTTTTTGAATGGGTTACAAGATGCTTGTACCATACCAAACGGCATCCCTGTCACTAAAAACTCGGCATCGGGAAAGTTACTAAATGGTACATATCTATCATAAGCACCTGCCTTTTGTGTGGATCCAAAACCATATTGTGAAATGATACCGTCTGAATATTCAAGATCTTTCGCTTCTTTTCTTGATTCTTTATATGCTTGTGAGTGTTGTGAAATTTTATTTAAATCGGCATATCCCTTCTCCTTAATTTGATCCTTAATATTCATTAGAATACTTAATAAAGATGGTTTTGCGTTTAATACAATATCAGATAAAAATCCTGGCTTGTTTTTAAATGCTAATAACAACTTATTTGCAACCAACCCCATTCTTCTTTTGTTTTCTTTAAACCCTTTGTCTCTATCTATTTTAAATAGATAATCCATCACATTCTCAGGTGTAATATCATACTTAGCATAATCAGCCGAGTCGATCATAGAAATGGTTTCTATATCTTCAGTTGGGAATATGTCTTTAGGTGATATTGTTTGTGAGACAGTTTCAACGTTTGATCTTGATGATTTGAAGTTTGTTGCCGTTCCTTTCTCTACACCAGCCTGACTATCATGGTGGTCTGTATGAATGACGAACATAGGTTTACCGTGAGCGAAATCTACTAACACCGGCATAATATCACCTTCACCTTCAGGTTTTTTAACCGCAAACTCTTTAGATCCATATTGTATTGGTTCGGCATCAACTACTTTGATACCATTTTGTTCTAAGTAGTCTTTCATTGCTAAAGCCGTGGTTACACCATCTAAATCTAAGTGAAAGTATATTTTTGCCATTTGATATCTTTTGGCAATGTCTTTAATGTCTCTGATCCCACTTTCATTCAAAAGTCTTTGACCTTCTTCTTTTAAGATCTTTCTGATAAAATTTTTCATACTAATAAATACTTTGAGATATAAAAAAACCTCACTATGATAGTGAGGTTTCTATATTTTGATGTTATGTCAAAATTATATTATGCAACTTCTTCTGTTTGTGGTTCGGTTTGTTCAACCATTTCCAACATCTGAACATCCAAAGTCAATTTAACCTCATCACTTAACAACAATCCACCTGTCTCAAGTGGTGCGTTCCATGTAAGATCAAAGTCAGAACGATTGATAGTTCCTACAATTTCAAAACCATGTTTTGTATTACCCCATGGATCAACACTTTTACCATTGTATTCAACATTCAACTCAATTTCTTTAGTTGTATCTTTGATTGTCATTTCACCTTTCATTTTACCATTATCAAGGTTCATGTACGTTGATTCAAAATACATTTTAGGAAATCTTTCTGTATTGAAGAAGTCTTCGTTGTTTAAGTGTGCGTCACGATCAGAGTTTCCTGTTGAGATTGATTTCACTTCAGCCTCGAAACGGATCTCAGCGTCCTCCATATTATCCATAGAGTATTTCATCCCACCTGAATAGTCAGTGATCATTCCTTTTACGTTTGACACCATCAAGTGTCTGATTTTAAACCCCAAGTCAGAGTGAGCTGGGTCAATTACTAATTGTTTCATTTTTTATATTTGTTTTGGTTTATTTTCTAATGAAATGATAGTTCTTTTATCATGACTTGTAAATCATTTTTATCTTGATCTATGTTAAGAAAAAACCCCATCCTTTTGAGATGGGGTTCATATTATTTCTTAAACCACTCTTGGTATTCCCTCCTATCTTTTATGATTGTAGGAATGATAAATGACATTACAAATAACCAAAGGTAAATCATTTTCTAATTACTAACTTTTTAGTTTTAACTTTGTTGACTCTGATGTAGTAAACACCATTCTCTAAGTTACGTAAGTCAATTTCATTATCATTAACAGAATCAATTACTCTACCACTTTGATCAATCAACTCTATATATGATTTCTTACTAACATAAACTACCTCACTTGCTGGATTAGGATAGATTCTAAAGTCATTTGAATTTTCATTAACCGAAGCTAAATCTCCGAATATTTCAGTTGGGAAACTTGATCCTACAGCCGCTGTTGATCCTTCTTGTAATCTATAATCAGGTGTCAAACCAAATGGTACAAATGGTGTTACCCAATTGATATTAGAGTGTGTTGAAATTGAGTCGTTAGCGTGTTGTGAGAAGTATGTCGATAGAATGCCAGGTGTTGTTGTAATACAAACAGTACCAGTATTAAAGTTAGAAAGAATGTTACTGTGGAAATACATTGTGTCCCCTAAAATATTATCTTCTACAGGTAGACCTTCAATGGATAATCCTTTTTCCCATCCAGTAACAATAGTATTGAAAACAGAAGTTGCGGTATTTCTTCTTAATCTGAAAGCCTTTTCAAATTTTTCACCAATTGGTAGGGAAACCGTCCCGTCGCCTTTAGCGCCAATTATAGTGAAGTTAGAAAAAATAGGTGCTGTCAATGGTTGAGCCACACTACCCTGTGCGTCATTATCCGATTCGAAACAATTTGAGTCGCCAGCAGCGTCTGAAAAATTTTCATTTCTAATCGCCAAACCAAATTGAACCTTTCCTCTGTATCCAAAGTCAGTATCAAAGTCATCATCAACTGATGAATAAGCAATTAAGTGTTTACAGTTCACAGTTCCTCCGAACCATTCAAAAGAGTCGTCACCACAGTGACTTACTTGTACGTAGTCAACTAACGTTTGATTACCTACCGAACCAAAAGTAAGTCCATTGATTTCTTTGTTTGGTTCAAGTGCAATACCTGCAAACTCAATACGTACAAATCTAATCACACCTGAGTCATCATTATCATTTGTTCCTCCGTGTTGTGTGAAATTTGTTGGTGCAAGTCCTTCAATATTTGCCACACCACCAGGTTGGTTGTTAATTGCATTACCCAAAATAATAACTCCACCCCAATCACCTTCAACTCTTTGTGCAATTGGATTGTTAGATGTAAAAACGATTGGGTTAAATTGTTCACCATCTGCAACAAGTTTAGATCCTCTTGTAACAATTAAAGTTCCTTGCGTTGCGTAATCACCTCTGATGATTGTTCCTGGTAAAATAGTAAGAGTTGCTCCGTTTTTAACGTAAACCTTGTTTTGGAGTTTGATTACTCCTGACCAAGTTGTATTTGTTGTAATGTCTGAATTTGCGGTTGTTTGTGTTGCCGGGTAAACCGTATTTTGTGGGTCCCAATTAGACCAACCATAAGTCCAATCTGTTGATGGTGAGTTATCCGTTACAGGAAAAGCACCTCTATAATCTGTTGGTGTCCAAAATTGGTTTTGAGAGAAAGACGTGATTGTCATCAAAACCGAGAAAATTGTTAAATAAATTTGTTTCATTCTTTTAATTTTAAATTTTATTTCTACCAATAGATAGTGGTAAAAAATTTAAAATCACATTAAAAAAAGAACCTTAACAAAATGGTAAACGAGTTAATATTATATTAACATTACCGTATAAATTTGGTATCGTAGTAAGTTGCAACATAGTCAGCATTTAAAAGTGGGTATTGTGCAATCACTCGATCAACATCTTCATAATATTCTTCAGTTTCGTAATATGGTTCCGCATAATGAGCTAAGAAATCATCAATATATGTATTTATTGCCTCATTAACATCAACATTTTCACCATTTTTTGTAGCCGATATTGGAACAACGGTATTGTCAATATAATACGACTCAGCATCATAATGTTTGGTTTTTAACCCAATAGATTCTATTTGGATAATCCATCGTTTGTATCCAACAAACGGAGTTCCTGTTGTGAATTTGAGTTCTCTAACTGCATCAAAAACTTTTTGTATTTGATTTTTTACCTTTTCGTTAAGATAAAATTTTGGTTGTTCGTCCCATAATATTTTAGTGTCTAATTTAATACCAACATAATCTTCAAACTCCATTAATATATCTAAAAGTTCGTCATCCACTATTGCCCAATAATAAGAAACATCATTTGGATTTTCTATTTTAAATCCAATAGGATAAGAAGGTTTGAAGTGTTTACTAACAATTTTTTCCCCGACTATAACAGGAGTACATTTTAACCCATGAAGATCTATAACACCCCCAACAAACTTTTTGAAGAGTTTTAATGTTGTTTCATTATCCATCATACAAACATTTTTGCTTCTTTCTCTCTACGAGATTTTAAACCAGGAAAGTCATCAAACAATGAGCTAGTTGTTTGTAAGATCAATTCTCTCGCCTCTTCAAAGTCACCTCTTTTAATTGATTGTAAAAATTTCTTTGTTCTGATATTTCTTCCCATGTTGTAAGTCATAGAAATTAAAGTGTTATACATTCCTTGAGTAAGGTTTGGTGTGATACCTTGTTTTTCCCAATCATTTAATATTTCGTTTACAATCTCCTCAGCAATTTTAATATCGTCTCTGAACAATATTTCAGCTTGTTTTGGTGTGATTCTTGTCTTACCTGGTTTAATTTTTTCGTAATTAGGTAAAAAATCATATCCTTCTCTTTCTCCTTTTTGTATTGCGTGTCCGTAACCAATTGTATACGCACCGTCACCAAGATCATAAGCAATTAATGCAGGTTCTCCTTTATCTACAATTGATCCTTCTTCCCATCTTAAATGATCTAAAAGTTCTTTTGAAGATTTTCTAATCCTTGGTTGTTCAAGTTTTTTAATCGTTTCTTTTTCAGTTTCAACTGCAGTTTGTAATTGTGGTTCTAAAAAGTTTTGGATCTGATTTAAAGATACTATCCCTAAGAATGAGTACATAACGTACCTCATAATTTTTCTTTTTAGATCTTCAGGTAGTTTTTTTATTTTTTCTTTAAGAGTTTCGATGTATTGTTTGACATCTTCTTTTGTTTTAACCCAAATTTTAGAAAGATCAATCTCATCTTTCACATTTGTAAAATCCCACTCCATATCAGGTTCTCTTTCTTCATCCTCAGTTAATACTGAAAGTTTAAAAACAACCTCATCCAATATTTGTTGGTGGTTGGTATAGGACTTTATTACTTTATATTGATCTTCTCGAATAGATAATTTCATATTAATAAATATATGAAATTATTTTTCGAAAGTAACTTTACTGACTTGGAAGTCTAAGATATTGAAGTAAACCAATTCGTCTCTTAATTGTTGTTCGTTTTGGTATCTACGAATTCTATCATTTTTACGTCGTGAATTTGCTTGAGTATAGAAACTTAGGTTCATTTTGACAATAACATCTACTTCATAACAAAATTGTTTTGTATTTCCTCTCCAAGAAACAGTTTCGTATTTTCTGATATTTGAGATTGTAATAACACAGTCATTATCTTTCCAAAATCTTCCGTCAATTGATATTGGTTTTTTCTTTAAAAGTTTTTTGATGAACTTTGTGTCTTTGTCTTTGATACAATTACCTATTTTATATCTGTGTTTCATATAACAAAGATAACAAAATATTACCTTCTGCCAAAATTTCTATTAAGATTTTCTAACTTAGCTTTCTTTAGCGCTGTAGTTAATACTTTACTGGTTTGATGATTTGTAGTTCTATTAACTTGTGTGTAGTCAATAGTTTTTGGTTGTTTAGTTTCATTAACAGGTCTTGGTTTGTCACTAAATATTGATTCCAATAACTTATGTTTTTTTTCTTTTAACTCCCTTTCTAAATTAATTTCTTCCGTTTGAGTTTGTATTATCGATTGAGACAAAGTGTTTGTTTGGATATCTAAGACCTGGTAATCACCTTTTTTCATTTCATCTAAGATCACACCACCTTTTT